GTGCTAGTATTTGTAAGCAAATTGGCCGATATATTAACGGCACCGGCTGTAACTGTAGCGTTATAAAACGTGTTAGTATTAGTAAACAGGTTAGCATTGATTGTTTGCCCGCCACCACCTGCTGCAACAAATCCTAACCGTCTTGGTTTAGGTTTAAATAAATTGCCAGGGCCTAACAAATACAGATTGCGAATTTCTGCATCGCCAAGATTTCTATTCCAGATTAAACCTTCGGCAACTTGACCGTTAAAAAAGTGTGTTGCAAATTGAGAACCTACTCTTATACCAGTTCCGTTAGCTAATTGCGTAACGCTAGTCGTACCTGTATGGTCTAAAACTCCATTAACATACAGCTTTCTACTTGTAGCCGACTCAAATACTCCGACTAAGTGATACCAAGTATTAAGAGAGCGATTTACAGTCGAGTTACTTTGAGTAAATGTAGTATTACGACCTATAATGCTAGCTCTTAAATTGCCGCTGATATTAACAAAACCGACAGCAAAATAGTTACTAGTGCCTGTACCAACTGCTAAACCTTGAGAATAAAGAGAGGCTGGCAGCGCTCTGCTTGAAACCCAAGATGATAAAGTAAAAGGATAAGTCGTAAGTGATTGTGTAGCAGTAGCGGTAACTGTGTCGTTAGTACCGTCAAAATCAAGAACAGTACCAGATAGTCCGTTAACAGTAGCAGCCGTCCAGTCTGTGCCTGGATCCATGCCTGACAACGTGGCATGATTTCTAGCGTTCGACCTATCTATAAGTCGCCCGCCGGAAGCCCCCAGCCAAGGAACATACGCCCTAACTAATCCGTCCTTCAGTGCCATTTACTGCACCTGTGGATATACGCCCTGTATTCTTAACTCGTGATTTCCTGCGGTGGCGTTAAGAGAAACTGCGGTGTTGTGTACTACAAACAGCACACACTGAGATGGTAAAGCGCCACCAAATACCTGCTTTAAGCTAACGCCAGTAAAAGGATAAGTTTGATTAGAAGTAGCGTTAGTTGGCAAAATTGCAACAGGTTTACAGATTGAAGTTTTAATTTCAGCGCTTGTTATAGTTGCAGAAGATGAAGTTCCGTCAAATACATCAGGCCAAGCGTTACCGTCCCAGGCGACCGCCCATACTTCTATTTGTCTGCCTGTTGTTGGTGTAGTGCCCGTAGTAATTTTACCGCTTACAAGGTAATCATCGTATCCGTTTGTTCTGTTATCGATAACACTCGATTCAATACCAGCAAGCAAACTTGTGTCAGATAATAGTGAAGCTACTGCCGCTGTTAGCGTAGTAGAGGTAGCGTATTTAGTTAAAATATCATTCGCCATGGCTTATATTGCCCTCCTTGCGTTGATGACAAGACCTAATCCAATCTCCTTGCCAAGCCCTACACTCTCACACCAACTAATTGTCGTGTTTGGTAATGCTTGTAACTCTGTAAGAGTTTCCATTGGAATAAACTGTTCATTGTATAATTCTATCATTATGTTTTGAACAGATGGTTCATCTAGGTTAATTAGCTCTAGTGGCATACGAGTATCGTTTAGCCAGCTAACCACTTCCAATGCTAGTTTGCGACGCTCGCCTGTTTCCGAAGAATCAGCAGCCGCTAACTGAAGGTCTCCCCAAAAGCCCTGTTCAATGCAGCGCTGTTTAAGTAGCGCAGCAGATACAGGCCGCCTAACTACAACAGTTTTAGCATTGACCATATCAACACACTCAGCATCAGTTTTATCTTGATACTCAGGCTTTTCTAACTCTTCAATTAACGGCGTTAAGTCCATTTTTGCATCCTACAGCGCAAAGATTCCTGAAGCGTTCCAAGTGACAGTGATGTTACCGCCGTTTGGCGTAACAGGTAATCCGCTTGCCACAACATCAATATACGCAATTAACGGCGATGTAGCAGCGGAGCCTGTATCCTTGTAGATAATTAAAGCCTCTACACTGTTACCTGTAACAGAAGTGTAAGTTACATCAGCAGCATCAAACACGTTATCTGTTAGCGTTTTAGATGCGAGCGTTGCCGCAGTGCCCACTAATGCCGACGATGCAGATGACCAATACTCATGCGTCTGTGAAAACGTATAAGTGCCAGTATCAATCAATGCCACTTTGATTGTGTCATCGAGCATATCGATACTATCGCCCTGGGAGCTTCCTAGAGTGCCAGGAGCCATCCACTTATATTTTGCTTTGTTATAAATTGCATTTGCCATTAGTCAATCTCCATTCCTACAAACTCACCTGACTCGTCAGTAATCAGTTTAGCCGTTTTACGTTCTGGTTCTTCACTGATTTCTAATGCTACTGGATTACCTTGCTCATCGGTAATAATTGTGCCTTTCTTTTTGCGCTTTGGTTTAGCTTGAGCCATTTGCGGGTCTGTAGTTTTAAGCGCTTGAGTTTGGATATTCTCCATACTCAATCTAATTCGTTCTAATTGTTGTTCACTAGCTAACCTGCGTTCTTCCATTAGTTTTTCTGATTCAGATAAGCGAATACGCATTTGTTCCAGCTCTAATTTTTGTATCTCAAGGATATGCTGCATCTGTGAGCTTTCTTGTTTGATCAAAGCCTTATCTGCTTCGGTCTGAGCACTTGCTTGAACTTTGAGCATATCTACTTGAACTGCTTGTTGCTTAACTTGAATTTCTTGTTGTGCAATAGCAAGTTCTTGTTGTTTGAAGTACTCATCTGTTTGCTGTTTTTGTACTGCTAGTTGAGCTTCTAACTGGTCGCGCTGCATCTTTAATTGCTGCTCTTGTGCTGCAAGTTGGTTTTTAACTGCCTTGTCTTGCATATCCATTTGAACCGCTTGCACTCGTGCTTGCGATTCAATTTGAGCTATTTGCATCCTACCTTGTATTTCAAGAGTCTTAGGATCAGGTGGAGGCGGCTGTTTAGCTGCCTCTTCTTTTGCTTTAGAAATCTCACCAATTTGCTGTAAGGCTTTGGTAAATATGCCATCTAGCTCTTTGCCTCCCTTAAAGCGCTTAATCATATTTTGGAACAAGCTAATGCTAAACTCTACTAGCGGCGGGTATTGTTCTACCAAACCGCGCATTTGATCAAAAAACTGCCCTGCTGTTGAAATAAGCGCCTGTGCTTCTTGTTGCTGTTGCGCCTGGTCTATGGCAACCATTGAATCGGAAGCTATTTGTATGCGGTAGCTTCGCTTGGTTGGATCGCGCAAAATATCAATGATTTGCTGCTTCATTTGGTCAATTAGTTGCAGCGGGTCAGGTTGAGGCGGTGCCATTGGCGGCATTGGCGCTCCCATACCTAACTCATCTGGTGACATACCCTCTTGCCCTTCTTGTGGCATTGGCGGCGGAGGTGGCTGGGGTATAAAAATAGTTGGCTCTATAAGAGCATCAGCATCGGCGGTTTCTAGAATGCGCTGCTCATCAAATTGCTCTGCAATAATTGTGCCAAGATTGCTAATAGCATCAGATACAAACTTGGTGAACATATTTTGACGCACTACCAAGCCAAGCGATGACCACTGCGATTCAAGCCTATTAGCTGTAGCTGACTTGTATTGCTCTGATGTTCCTCTAAGCAGGTCTGATACCTTTAGGGTTTCATAAAGCTGTTGTAGGGCTTGCTGGAGGCTTTGCTGAAGCACGTTGAGAGCATTTACAAACTGCTCTACTGGCAAAAACTCCATGCCACCCTGCAAACCACCTCTGCCTTTGTTAGTTGGCCAATTAGGAATACCAATTCCCTTTAGGTCATCTTGAAACAACTGTTCAATTAGGTCGCCCATAGCTGAGTCATAAGCAAAGTTAGCTCTGACAGCTTGGGTTAGCCCGTGAATACGGGTATGAAGGCGCTCTACCTGTAGGATCTGATCTTTTGCATGGGTAAAGTCTGATACTGGAATAATTGAGTCTGGGTCTTGTGATTGGCGTATAACAACGCAAGGGTAGAATTTTTCAAACTTTATAGATGGTTCAGCTTCATCAATAATTCTGCCACTAGAGCCAGTTTGTAGCCAATAAATGCGATTAGTAGCTTCGCACCAGATTTCCCATACCTCGGCTTTACCTTCTAGCTGATGGTCTTCTCGTGCACGTTCTTTTTTTTGAGTTTCTGGGAATGAATCGTAGTTAAGTTCCTCTGCCTTTTCTGAGCCAAATAACGCCTCTGCTTGTTCCCTATCCAAATAAGCGCGCTTTGCTTGCCACTCGATTTCTTGTTCGTTTCTTGCATCAGAGCAGAGGTAATCGTTGTAGTGAACCACCTCAAGAATAGCCTTTTCGCTAACTTTCTGTTCAACCTCAACGGAAGAGACAAATATCCCACCACCTTGTTCAGTAAATCCTGAAGTGTCCCCGTCATAAGGCTTACCATCTCCTGTTAGAAAGTTACCTTCTGGATCACGAATTACTGCGATTTCTTGATAAACAGTTTCAAACTTTGGAACGTATCTGGCCCATAAAACTGCTTGGCCGGTAAGTAAAAATTGCAATGCTGCGTTATAGCCGACTTTGTCAAAGTCAAAATGGCAGTCCATGGCATACTGGGTATTGCGCTCCATGACTACGCTACCTAGCTCATAAGGGAGCCCCCCGGCTCGCTTTCGCAAGTCTACTTCAGCTTTGGGAGTGGAACTGTAGTAAGCGGGGAGCAAAGTGTTTGTGCAATACCACCACACATTAAGACGCCTAGAAGCATCCTTCATGCTTTCGATGGCTTTTACGCCGTTATATACTTTAATGGATTCTTCGGCTGCTTTGACAAACTTTTCAAACCGTTTTTCAGCGTAATCAATTTGGGCTTTCCACCATTGGGCTGAATACTTTTTGACTAACGACCTAGCTTTAATTTTCATATTGTCGGTCTTTTGTTTCTAGCCCTTACTCGCGCTATATAACTTTGCAATTTAACAATACCCTTACCTACCACGTCTGGAGTTTGCTCCCATTTAGCGTCAATTAAACGAGCTTTACACAAGTAGCGTAAGGCGTCGCAATTATGCGAGATTACGCCATTCCCCAGTACAAAGGTACTTGTTTCTGGTACATTTAGGCAATAGACATCTTGATTTGGCTCGTGCCACGAGATATCGATAACCTTTTTCGTCGTGCTGACATCTTGCAGTTCTGATGGCAGTATTGAGATTTCCAACTCATATTTTTTTTCGTCTGGTAATCCTTTCCGCAGAACGAACACACTTTTCTTACGAGTGGCATTGAGGCTGAAATTGCCTTGGCATGAATTGAGTGCCATTGCCTCCCCGCCTGTGATTTGTGCCACAACCTTGCTGCTGGAACTGCCGACTGAACAATGTTGATTGCTGCCTGTTGTCGTCGTTCCGGCGTCATGTGTCCGGCAAGATGCTGTGCAGGATTGAGCAGTGCTAAATTCTCTATCTGATTGTTTGCCTTGTTTTGATCGATATGATGAATGTGCATACCTTTGGGAATTGAGCCATTGAAGTACTCCCAAACCCTTCTGTGTAATCGGCTGGAGCCTCGGATATTTTTCTTTTGCAGCGAGTAGTAACTGCCACAAAGGTAGTATCTTTGACCGTTGAACTCCTGACACGTTGGACTGATTACTATCACCTTCATATATACCGCACTGTATCAGATCCTTCGGCGTTAGCAAGCTGGCCATTTTGAAAGTTCCGTCATGCAGCATAAAGCGATGATCCGGCGTGCAAACTACCTGACTGTTATCGTCAAAAGTTAGCTTTATAACGGTGGCATTTTTTCTAGTTTTGCGGCCCCAGGCTTTATAAAAGTGGCCATCATGAGACTTTACCCAAACAGGAAAGTTACCCCCTAAATTGAGGGAGTCTCCGCACAATTCTCTAATAGGTTTAATGCCGATGTCGCTTTGAACTAGCGTATCACCGGCTAAACAGGCGTGGTCGTTACCGCTGCTATCCAAATCTTCTGGATTACGTTTGTCTATTGACATCGATGGTAAGGTTTCTAGCAAATACGGGCAAGTAGCAAAGATATACAATAAAGGCGGGTTAGCGACTAGCCTTTGTCTAATTTGAGACCAGCCACTGATGCGGTCGTTATCTGCTGGCCTAAAGGTAGAATGCTTATATTTAGCAAAAATAGAATTAAATTGGTCGTTAATGCTTGGGCCCCCTTCATGGCTAAAGATACTAGGGTCAGCTACGCTTATTGGATTTTCTCCCATGGATACTGAAGCGATTCGGTTAGCTTGCTCGACGTTATCGACTCCCTTTGCAGACATTTCTCGGTATATGATAATTGCTCCTTTAGGATACGGAACTTCATCACCTCTATCATTACGTCCAGAGCTAACTGCACCCCAGACAGCAGCAAAAGGAGAGCGATAACCCCAGTCAAACCCCAAATAGCGGGGCCAATGCTTTGGTACATTGAAAGGAGTAACAATGTGTTTAGAGCTAAACTCAGGAAAGTAACTGCCTTCATGGATCTCAAAATCTCCTTCTAGCCATGCTCGCACTAGCTCAGGGCTACCTACCATGTGCAAGCGGTTAATATATTCAGGGTCTCTAGCTAACAAAATTTGATTATCTGTAACCCTGCTTGGTATGTAAATGTAATCAAAACTACCGCCGTTAGGTAGCACCTTAGTAAGTACCTTCATCCCTTTTGGCGCTGGTTTAATAAACAACTCTTTAAGCCAATGATGCCCAATACCGCCAGGGTTAAAGGTAAGGATGATTTGACCGCCTCCCTTGCCTCGTAGCGCTCCGAATAGCTTCCAGATAGGGGAAGGGTCAGCATAGTTACCAGCTTCCTCTATAGCGCAATCTGAGAGGTTCTGGCCCTGGTATTTCTCAGCATCAGCGTCATTGGCTAAAGGTCTAAAACGTAGGCGACCACCCGATAAGAAGGTAAACTGCTTTTTCTGGTCCTGCCAATGCGCTTTAAGGGGTAGGTATATCTGTTTGGCACGCTCAATAAGGTCATCAGCTTGAGGAAGTTCTTTACGAAAAAAGATAGCATTGAAGTCAGCACCCATCTGCTCTTGCTTAATAGCAAACTTACCCAGTACGCCATCAGTTTTACCACCACCTCGTGCACCACCATA